AGTATTCTTCGCCATCAATTTTCTTAGGTCTAAGAACCAGCACAGGCTTCTTATATTTTTTTAATATTTCCATAGCTACTAACCCTGTCATTGTTTTAGGAACTGTAACATCATCATATTTAGAAGCTTCTACAACAATAATAGGGTCTTCATACAACTTGTTCTCCTGTATTCTTTGATCAAGAAATACTAACGCTTTTTCTTTAATCCTGTTTTGCTTGTTTCTAATGTTACCAGACTCTCTAGCAACTTTCTCAAATATATTTTCTTCAATAGCTTTTCCGTGCCATGTTCTAATGTATTTTGTTTCAAAGTCTTTGTTTATAAAACCTTTAAATAACTGTCTGTTTTCCTCAATGCTCCCCATCCTAATAACCGCATTAATAAGTGGAGTTATATAAAATGCTAAGTCAATCTTATTTGGGTTGACTGGGTTTGAAACGCTATAACTTTGCTTTTCAAGCAATTGCTGAAACATAGGGTTTTTAATACTTCTAAGACCATGGTATATAATAAAGTTATTATCTAGTTGCCTTGTGTCCATCATATCTGAAACGATACCTAGTGCGGCCAGGTCTGTGTATTGATAATATAACTTAGAGTTATTATTATACATTTCATCGTATTTTTGAATAACCTTATAAACTACACCAGCACCGCTTAATGCTTTATTTTTAAATCTTGAAGACAGCTGGTTGTTTACAATAATAGTATTTTCAACTTCCTCAAATGTATCAACTGAGTGATGGTCCATAATTAGCACTTTTCTGCCCTGTTTAGCTAACTCTTTTTGTTCATCAAAGTCATTGCTGCCCGCATCAGGTATAATAATGTAATCAGATTCCACTGGGATTGTGTCAGTAAAAATACCATGTTCTTTACCATCGTGAACCCTATAGCGAATATTTACATCAGGGTATAATTCTTTAAAGTAATTATAAAATATCGCAGATGAAGTAATGCCGTCCGCATCACTATCTATTTGTAGGAAAAAGTTTTTATCATTAATAAAACCTTCGTGTAAAGCCTGACATAGCTCAGTAATATTTTCTAAGTTGTCTGGTGATTCCTCATCTTGTTTAGATGGTTCTACTGTAAAACTTGCTGTTTTTTGAATGTTTAAATTTTCCAGGTAATGCTGTAAGTAATTTGAATTTATTTCTTCTAGCAAGTTGTTCTTTAATTTATATTTAAAATTCTCCATTTTGTAACCCCTCTACATATATAGTCTTTCTTTCATTAGTATATTAAATGTTTCTTCTCCGTCATCTATGGGAGAGTCTTTGTGGTCTAATAGGAAGTCAATATCTGCTATAATACTTACATTAAAAAAGTTTCTAATATAACCAAATTTATTTTTGTAGTCTTGAATTTTTTCTTCTAACTCATTATAGCTTTTATAGTCCTTATCAAATGCAATTATTACATCTTTAATACCATATTTCATAAGTAGTTGAATATGGTCTTTGCTAATTGTTTGTCCAGATACCGCAAGAGACACATTTTCATCTCCATAAAGTGTATCCATTTTCATAACACTTTTTTCTCCCTCAAACAATATAGCAATTTTTTTCTTCTGTATTGCTTTTTTATTAACGCCTAGACCGTATAAAATCTTGCTTGTTGGATGCGCTAAATATTTATCTCCATACTTTACTGGCATATATTTTGCTTTTGCATCAGGATTTAAAAACCTTCCTCTAATACCAACTAACTCTTTATCATCTGTAAAATATGGTATGATAATTGCATTCATAATAGTATCAAATTTAATCTTATATTTTCTAAGAGTCTCAGGGCTAATCCCTTCATTAATTCAAGGCTTTAAAAACTCTAGGTCATAAATATATCTATTTAATATTTTCTTGCTATATGTTGTTAATTCTATTTCTTCTTGACTAACTATATTATTCATTTCATATAAATAGTCTAGTTGTTTTTTAATACTAAAATGCTCAGTATCGCTAATGCCTTCAGAAGAATTAACTCCTATCATTTCTATTGCGCCTTTTACCGAAATTTTGCGTCCTCTTAAATATTCCATGTTTTCTATAAGCTGGAATATATCAAAAACCTGGTCGCATTCTGTATAGCATTTAAATATATTATCTTTCTTATAGTAATACAGTTTAGGACTCGCATCTGCTGGGTCTAAGTTATGACAAACAGTAGGATAAACTATCATTACATCATTTTCTCTTACTGGAGACACATCATAGTGATTTTCTAAAAAATCTCTTATATCATCTGCGTTAAGCTCATTTCTATATTCTTTTATTGACTTACTCATTGAAATTCACCACCATTTTATCATATTCGCTAAAAGACAGAGTCGACTGTTCATACTCTACAACCTCATAATCATTTATAACTTTAAAGCTACTTGAAGTTAACATTATATCTTTTACCCTACAAGTACCATAATCAAAGTGTCTAAATAATTTAACACCCGTTAGCGGTCCACGTCTATTTTTATAAACATCAACTACAATATTGGGCATTGGAACATTCGCTGCTTCTACTATTTTCTCTGCTTTCTCTTTTTCTTCTGGAACATCACTTAACATGACGCTAATAATACCAACGTCTACCTTGTCACCAATCGCTTTTGAGCCACGAACATGATTGACATTTCTAACAAGGTTCTTTTGCCATCTATCATTAAGCTGAGTACCAGACTGAATAAATACATTGTTTTCTGCCGCAATTTCCTTAAGCGTGTTAGATAACATCATTAGTGCGACGTCTTCTCTAATTTTTAAGTCTCTGAATTCACCAAGAAGTCCAGGACTAGAAAAGATATAGTCATAAAATATATATTCTATTCCATACTTTGTGATATAATTAAGTAGTCTTGCTTTAATAGTTGCTATTGAAGGGTTTCCAATAACTTCGATATGAAGATTTTCATCATAAAACTCAATGATATTAATAGCTTTTTGAATTAATTTCTCCTCATAAGCATCAACAGTACCTGTAAGAATTTTATTCTCATTAACTCCACTAACATAAGCAAGAATAAGTGTTTGAATTTCATCAACCTTCTGCTCAGTAGTAAATATAACAGTTTTTCTAAGGTCTTCTTTAATAACAACCTTGTTATTTTCAATTCTAGGCACTGATAAAGCACAAGCATTACCAACCATAAATCTTGTTTTACCGTGTCCAGATGGCGCACTATTTATATACATCTTACCCAATCTTGCGCCTCTAACAATGTAGTTTAATATATCGCCCTCAATAGGCATACCAATTTCAGGAGTATCTTTAAGGCCTTGATATAGCTGAGCCATTCCTTTACCTGCTGTTTGGGCTTGTATATTATTTCTTGCTATATACTCATTTTCTACTGTAACGAGTCTTCCCTTAACTTTTTCTAGAATTCCTTCAATCGTATATTTATTTAACTTTTTGTTTTCTTTTTCTAATTCTAAAAAGTTTACATCGGGATTATAGAATTCTTTTGTGTCTATTCCCAGTCCTTCTAAACTTCTAAGGATAGTAAATTTCTTTGTTCTATCATAATGTATTCTAAATTTATTTTCGTCCATATCTTTAACATAAGGCTCTAAAGATGTAAGAAATTCATAGCCATTATGACTCTTGTATTTTTCATATTGCTTTTTATATTGACCGATATATAAATCTATATCTTTAGTGTTTATATTTTGGGCGCCGTCTTGAACCAAATTGTTAATAGCTCCAAAAATAATTTTATAAAAATCGCTTTTAAAATCATTAGGTGTAAGCTTATAACTTTGGTTATCATGAATAATCTCAGGCTTTTTTATCAAACCAGCGACTACCATCATAGCCGCATTTTGGTCGAATAATGTAGACATTGTTTCACCTCTTTCTTTTACAGTTCATCTAAGTTAATATGTTTATCTGTATTTTTACGTTTGCGAGGTTTAACTTTAAACTTCTTCTTTTTTCTTTCTTTAAGCTTAGATTGTTTAAGTTTAATACCTTGCTGTCTATAAAATTCATTTAGTTTATTTTTTGCTTCAAAGTATTCATTGGCTTCTTGCACTACATTAGGTACGATACCAATACCGTACTTTCTTAGCTCATCTCTATCAGGTTCTCGCTTCAAAACATTGACATAATAAAAAATAGAGCGGCCAATTTCTTTAAACGTTAGGCCGCTCTTTCTAAATTTAACAATTTGAGCCTTCATCATAGGACTTAGATTTGGTATCTCTAATTCCTCTTTGATTAGCTGCTCTAGTTGTTGTCTATTCACTTAGTTCTTCTCTCTTGTCTGCGAGTTCTTCTCTAAGACTAATTAATTCATTCTTGTGTGCCTTAGTAGTTTCGCTGATAGGAACGCCTAGATAATCAAATATTAGATTGTTAATGTACTCTTTGATATCTTCTCCATTCTCGCTTATAAGTTGTTTTGCAATAGCCACTGCTTCTTCTCGAACTTCTTCAAAAGACTGTTCTGTTTTCTTATAAAGTTGCTGCCTATTTTCGTCAGTAACAATGCCTTCTTGAACTTTTTTCTTCTCAATAGCTTTTTTGATTTCTTCTTTTAAGTTCTCATATGTAAATTCAAATTTAGGCGCCAATTGTTTAAGTCTTGTTTTGCTTTCAATGTCAACCAGGTTAGTATAGGCATAAACAGTTTGGTTTTCCATTGTTTTTTCTGTACCGTCTTTGTAAGCTTTTCTCAAATATATAATATGGTCTGCAAGTCCTTTAATAATTGCAGCTGGTCGTTTATCAATATCAACTTTAGTTGAGCTAGCGTCTTCACCCTTGTTATTTTCATCAGCATGTGCTATCATAACTAAACCATAACCAATTTGTGGAATTTTTAGAATAGTTTTTTCAAACTCTTTTCTAATAAGTCTCCAACCTTTTCCGTAACCAATGTCACCAGGATCGTCAACACCTTGCTGTTTAAGAATATAATCATAGCAAGCACTATATGCTAAGCTAATTGTATCAATACCTATCATTTTATATTTTTCTTTTACATTTTCATCATCAAGCTTTCTAACAAGTCTCTTAAACTCAGACCAATTTGTAATATGAAGAGCGTAGATACCGTCGATATATTTATACCCAATCTCAAAAGCACTTAGCAACATGTCAGGAAAAGCACCTGCAACTGTTGTTTTTCTTGTACCCGCTTCACCATAGAATAAGAAGATTTTATCTGTTAAACTCTCTGATACTCTATGTGGTTGTAATTCTAACAAATCTTGCATTTATAATTTCCTCCTTTTAGAATATAAAGGGGAGCAAAGACTCCCCTAATCTATATTTCTATAACATGTTTTCTAGTTTGCTTTTTGTTTTTCTTTTAGATTTGGGTTGTGAACTTTCATTCTGTGACTCAGATTTTGCTTTCAAATCTTGCCCAATATCTTTATAAGACTGGGCTAGTTCAAGAATATAATCTTCATCATAAGAGCCTTTTTCTAGAGGAGCAGAACCACCAGTAACTCTGTAAATTTTGAAATAGTTATCATATACTTTTACTTTATCTTCACCAAATGCGTTTTCTTTTACGACTTCGTTTTGCTCATGAATAACTTCAAAGTTTCCATCTACTCTTACTGTTTCACCGACTTCGTATTCATTTTCCATGAATTTAACTGCTTTGGTGTTGTCTTGGTCGACTGCGAAAGTGATATAGATAGGCTTAGTACCAGAATAATCAGCCTGACCTAGTGTAATTTCGTAGTGAATAACTTCTTCGCTCTTATTAAGCCTTTCATTGATTGGCTTAACAACATAGCCTCCGAAAATAAAAGTCGCTTCATCTTCTTCTTCTCTTGTAGGTTTGTTGATAAATTTAGCTCTATTACGTGATTGAGAAATTAGTGCATCGTTGTTATTACTATAAAATCTATTTTCCTCAATTTCTCCGTCTATCGCAACTCTTTCTCCGACTCTATCTTCTAATCCATCATAAGCTTTATAGAATGAGTTTTCCTTACCCTCTCTGGTAAGTTGAAATGCGAATAGAGTAAATTCAGTAAGCTGTTCTTCGCCTTTTATCTCACTTTTTACTACAATATTTCCTGCAATGTAGTTTTTATTGTTTCCTTTTGATACGTCTCTTTTAAGTTCTACTTCTTCTAGAACTCCAACAACACGCACTTTGTTGATTTTTAAAGCATTTTCTTTGTTTGCCATTTGTTATTCCTCCATTTGTAGATAACATTTGTTTTTTTCATTTGTGTGTTTTCATGATGTGTTCACTAATAATACACTATAGAAGGCAACTACATCGTTATTATAGTTGCCTTTTATTAGTTGTATGTCTTATTAGTTAAGGTCTTTGGCACGGCCTTCATCAGT